NGCCGTGCGCAACAACCAGCTTAAGATTGAGTCAGAAGACCTGCCGATCAAGATAATATTCGAGAGTCGAAAGGAATATATACTCATGGAAGGCGAGAAAGGTTTGTTATTAAATAGGCGAGACTGAAAATATTTCTTGACTTTCAGATTTTATTTATTATATTTAATCACTGTCATGGGATATCACATAGGCAGTTGAAAAAGGAGTAATGCGGGGAATTCTCCTTAAACTTCCCCGCTCTATTATAAACGACATATTCTTTATGTCGGTAGTAGCCAGCAAAACCTTCGGGGGAGTAGCCAGCCATCCCGCTTAAAGAAATGATCGATTTAAAGGAGACAACATGTCCTTTAATGAGATTATTTTTGCGGATAAGGCCAAGGCTTTTACTTCACAGTTTCAACTCCAATTTATAAGAGAATCAGGCAAGGACGGCAAGGAATGGGACGTGCGTATCATCGACTCCGGGTGGAGTGCGAATGATCTGTTCTACGAGAATTCCGTTCTCAAGGATGCCAGAAAGCTTTTCGAAGGCTGCAAAGTATTTGCCTATAGATTCCGCGAGAGATTCTTTGATCACCTTCCAGAGAAAGCCAGCGAACTTGTCAAGCAGGGCTTTGCCAAAAATCTGGCAGGCTGGCTTGACAATGTAAAGTTTACGGAGGTCAACGGCAAAGGCGGACTATCCGGGACCCTTCATGTGACGGACCCGTTCTTTCGAGAGACGTTCAAAAACGCATGGGAGGAAGGCAAGAAGGATCTGCTTGGCTTTTCGATTGACGCCGAAGGGGAATTGATCCCTTATATTGGCGAAGGTCGAAAGGGCAAGAAAGTGCAAAAAATCGTAGCTGTCAACTCGACCGACATCGTGACCCTTCCCGCGGCAGGCGGGCGGTTGATGCGGCTGGTTGCCAGTTTGCAAGGAGGCAGTAAAATGCTGAAAAAATTAATTGAAATGCTCCGTGAGAATCCCGAAATTCTCGGCGTCAAGGAAGGTGAGGACATCACCGAAAAGAAAGACGAAGAGATTCTCGAGATGCTCGAATCCGTCCTCCAGGAGCAGAAAAAACTTACGCCCGAGGAAGAAAAAAAGAAAAAGGAAGAGGAAGAGAAGAAAAAGAAAATGAAAGCCTCTGAAGGCGATGAAAGCGAGGGCGAAAAAAAAGAGGAAAAGAAAGAGGATAAAAAAGGCGAGCTGCAGGAAGCGCAGATTTCCGACGAGAAATTGAATGAACTCAAAGAAATGCTTGAGGGCAAGAAGATCGAGGAGGCTCTTGAGCTACTTGCTTCTCTCATGACCGAACAGAAGAAACCAGAGGACAAGTACAAAAAGTACAAGGACAAGGATAAGTACGGCGCACCTAAGTCTTCCGAGGAGCTCGACGAGAAATCCAAGGAAGTGCAGGAGAAAATGGAAAAAATGGACGACGCGATCACCAAGGTCGAGTTGCGCGAATCCAAGCTTCTCCTGAAGGAAACCCTTGCCGAAAATGCCGATCTACCCGAACCGATCAAGGAGTCCATCCAGAAAAACTTTGAAGGCAAAGTTTTCACCGAAGATGAAATCCGGGACTATGTGAAGGACCAGAGGGAGATACTCGGCAAGCTGACCGAATCCGGCGATGTCACCGGAATGGGCAACGATGAAAAGCTGGAGTCCATAAAGGCCGGCATCACGCCTGCTGATAAAATGGCTCTGGCGATGCACGTCCTGCTCGGCAACGAGTTGACCGATGAAGAGAAGAAACTGGTCGAGCATCTGCCCAAGTTCATAGGCATCCGGGAAGCCTACTCTTTGATGACGGGCGACAAGGAAGTCCGCGGGACCAGAATCACCGAGGCGACCGCCTCGACCGATTTTCCGCAGGCCCTTGGAACCTCGATGGAGAGGCGACTGGTCAAAGAGTATTCGCGTGTACCGATCACGGCAGCGTGGAAAAAGTTTACAATCCTCGACAGACCCGATAATTACAAGCAGCAGGACCTTATCCGTCTCGGCGGACTGGGCGACCTGCCGATCGTTGCCGAAAACGGGACGTATACCGAATACGTCAGTCCGTCCGAAGAAAAGGCAAGCTACAACGTGCGGAAACGTGGAAAGATCATGCCCGTGACCCGGGAGATGATCAAGAATGACGATCTGCGTTTCATCCAACGGTATCCCATAAAGATGGGGCAGGCTGCCGCACGCACACTGGCAAAGTTCGTCTTTGATCTTCTTTTGAACTACGGCGGAGGCGCAATCAACGGTGGAAACATTTACGATGGCGGCGCCCTGTATTCCGCGGCTCATGCGAACTTCACGGCCAACGCCCTGGACTTCGATACGATGGATACAGGAATTACGGCTATGCAGAACCAGACCGAGGCCGATTCGAATGAACCGCTGAGCATAAGCCCGGCTTTTCTGCTGGTTCCCGCAGAGCTGAGGGGCACGGCCAAAGTCCTGATTGACTCGGAGAAGCGTCCTGTGCAGCCGACTGCCGGAGGCAAGACCGGAACCGACATGTCGATCAACCCGAACTACAAGGCTGCCGAGCCGATCATCATACCGAAGGGTTTTCTCAGGAACGATGCCAACAACTGGTATCTGATAGCCGACAAGGCCGATATCGAGCATATAGTTGTCGGGTTCCTTGACGGGCGCGAGAACCCAGAGATTCTGCTTCAGGACAGCCAGACCGTTGGGAATGTGTTTACCAATGACCAGATCAGATATAAAATCCGGCATGAATACTCGGGCGTCATAGTTGACTTCCGCGGATTCTATGGCGGAATTGTTGCAGGTTTGAGCTAAGACCAGATACATTATTTTCCTCCTTAAATGCGGGGCCGGTTTAATCCTACCGGCCCCTTTATTTTTTTTTGTGGAGTTGAAATGGAAACGGTTGCGATTAAAAAAAAGGAAGTGGAATTTCTTTACAGGGGCGTTTGCCCCAAATGTGGATTTGAAAAAAGCACGTCAAAGGGACTTAACAAGTCCTTTGACGCTGGAATGAAAATTCTCTGTGACGGCTGTAAAACGATTTTTGAGCCCAGTGAATACACAGAGGCAATATATCAAACAAGGAAATTTTAAATGGCCGAATCGGAAGGGAGTTGTATCCTGTGGGCTAGGTTTGAAAATACCAATTCAGAGATCGGGCCGAACTGGGTTGTTAACGGCACACCAATATGGAATCCGTGCAGGTTTAATAACGGGTTTTATTCGAACAACGATGCGAATTACCTGAATACCGTAGGCGATGGGGCTCTCGATCCTAATCAGAGTATTTGGGAATGGTGGATGCGAACAGATAACGACGTTACCGATGGAGCCCCGGCAGACAACGGCTATCACACATACGGATTCTGGGGTCACGACTCAGGCGGGATTCCGGCGATTCTCATTGCGAACTACCCGGCGCCGTTTTACTGTTATGTGTATATAAAGAACGGCGCGGCTCCGCCGGCCACATTTCAGTTTCAAAACGGTACGTGGCTCGCGGGGGCCAACGTGCACATGATGCTTGTCATCAATCCGCTGGGAATAGCCGGCGGGCCTAACACGGTCAGGCTGTATATTGACGGAAATCTGGAGAATTCAAGCAACGCCTCTCTGGCGAAGTTTCAGGTTGCCGACAGTTACAAGATCGGAGGCGTGCCTTGGGGCCCGGGTGAGAACATGGAGGCCGTTGTCGACAACCTGAAGGTTTACAAGGGCACATCGCAGGCGTTGATTGATGCTATTATCGCCAATAGAAACAATGAAGGTTTTCCGCCACCCGGCGGATTTCGTATGCTGGACGGCGGTTTGAAGTCGCCCATGCTTGACGGAGCAATGATGTGAAATTGATAATTTTGGATAAATTGCCTGCATATTTTTCATTTGAAAAGCAGGCCACCAAGGTCGACGGCACGAAGGTCGATCCGACCGGCACGCCCACGGTTTCGATTTATAAAGAGGGCGGGGCCGATGCGAACTATGACAGTACGCAGATAACCGGCAGCCCGTTCACCTGCGCGAAGATTAATGGCAAGACGGGCAATTACGGCAAGCTTGTTGCCAAGAGCCTGTTTACTGCCGGGAAAATATACCGGGCATTGTTCGAGTGGACGGTCGACGGAATTGCGACCGCGGATGTTGACGTTTATCACGCGATTAATTCAAGCGACCTCAAGGCCAGCAATGAGAATTTTAATATGTCAGCGGAGACAGCATAATGTCAACTGTAGTTGAAAGAGAAGACGCAATAATTAACAAACGGATACGAATGCGCGTGGGCTTTCGAGGCGATCGTACCGGCACATTATTTAATCCTGATTCTATTGATGAAGTCAAGGTTCTCGACTCCGATCATTCTACGGTGCTTGAAACCGTAAATGTGAATACTATTGTTAATTATGCAACCGGAAAATTTTATTTTGAATCTGCTTTGTCATGGAATACGATTAAAAGAAAGACTTTTGATGTCTGGAGAGTAACGGTTGATGGAATTCAATATACCCTTGAAAGTGGAACTTTAATCCTTGAAACCGCGGCGCCAGCTGTGGGAATAGCATCCTTTGTCTCTCTTGTCAAGTTGAAAGTGCAGGGACCGACCTTAGGCAATGCGAAACTGGTCGACCCGACGGATTATGAGACATTGATAAAAGAAGCCGTCAAGGAATATTCCGAAAGAAGACCATATCAGCAGACGGTCAAGAATACCGGTAACGGAATCGGGTTCTTTTCGCTACCGAGCGACTGGGAGCAGGAATTTTCATGGATAAAAGAGATTGAGTATCCGATAGGGAATTTTCCGCCAGAGAAAATAGATCGCAAGCACTGGGCTGTGGAGCAGATCAATACGGGATGGATTTGCAGGTTTTATTATTCAGACTATCCGGCCAACGGGGAATTTTATTATGTACGGTATTTCATAAGGCATACGGTCGACGATGCGTCTTCGACAATACCCCTGGCCGATAAGGACGGGGTTTGCAATCTGGCGGCATCGCTGTGCTGTCAGGCACTGGCGCAAGCTTTCAGCCAGACTTCCGAGTCGAACCTTGATGCCGATGTCGTGGCATATCGAACTCGCGGCGATGAATTCACGGCGCGAGCCAAGGAGCTGCGGGAACTTTATGACAAGAAGATCAAGTCAAATATAAACGCTGTTCGGGGCGAGTACGACATGGATTCGTATTGGCCCGGCAATGTTAATCTGTTGAATAGAGACAAAGTTGATACATAGGAGGCAGACATGAAGATTGCCGTCAATAACAAGATCATTTCGAGCGGCGCCGTAAACACAAACGGAAACACGGCGTCGTTCGAGAAACAATACGCCACGGAGATGCGCATACAGGTCATCGTCCGCACGAAGACGGGCTCGCCGAATGCGAAGTTCTACATCCAGAGCTCGCCGAACAAGACGGATTGGACTGACATCACGGCCGCTCTGGACGTCACGAATACCGGTAATTTCACCCTGGCCGCGACCAATTTCGGTAAATACGTCAGGATAAGGTGGACCATTTCGTCCGGTTCGCTGGACGACTTTGATTTGTGGGCAACGTATAAAAATGCTTAAAATGAAGTTTACCAAACCGAAAATCCTGCTGTTTGATTCGAAAGGCGCCAAGAGAATGATGGACGTGGAAAGCAGGCGAACAATGGCGGTCGTGCTGGTCAAGACGCAGGGCGAGATCAAAGACCGCACACCCGTCGGGGTTTCGGGCGAATTGCAGAATTCAATTATGATCGAAATGAAAAAGATCAAGGAGCGGCTGATCGGGTTTGTGTTTTCGGCTCTGAAGTATGCACTGCCGATGAATTTTGGCCGGAAAGCGTCGCCGGTATCGAAGCTGGGCCAGTTGTCGATTCTGAGATGGGTAGAAAAGAGTTCTGCCGGCCGGGCGTTGTGGCAGACACTCAAGGGCCGGTATCCAAAGATCACGCCCCGGCAGGTTGCGTTTTTGGTTGCCAGACAAAAGAAATTGAAACGCATGGAGGGAAAGAAGTTTTTTGAAAAAGGAATACAGGCGTCCCTGTCGTTTATCCGCGGCGCCTTTTCGAAACACGGCCTGACCCTCAAAAGGAGACTGACACAGTTATGAGTTTGGAACTGATAAGAGCAAAAATAAAATCGAAGCTGGAATCGATTTCCGGCATTGGCAATGTGCAGGATTACAGCAGGCATACGGTGAACTGGGATGAAGTTGAAACGTTTTTCAAAAAGGACGGCCGGCTTCATTTGTGGGAAATCGGCTGGGCGTCGGGTTCGCAGGAAAAGACCTTTTCAGGCTGTCTGGCCCTCAAGCGCATACACAGATTCGAAATCGTGGGCGTTTATGCTCTTAAGGACGCGGTTGCGTCGGCTAAGACCTTTGAGAATCTTGTCGAGGACGTTTTGGATGAATTCACGAAAGAAGAGGAGCTCATAAGCAAGGTACGCTGGCCCGAAGACGAACCGCCGAATCTGGCAAGCATCGAAGAGAGAATGTTCGTGGGTGCATTGTGCCACCGGGCTCTCATTAACCTCGTTTACGAGGAGCAGGTGTCATTCACATGATGAAAAGCATACAGGAATTAAAGGGTGTTCAGTCCGGCAAATGCGTTATCTTCGGTGGTGGAACGTCGCTGGAAAAGGTGAAATTGAAAAAGATCGACACCTCTCTGATGCGTCTTGCGGTCAATAGATGCTTTCTCGAAACGCGGATAGACTTTCAGGTCTATACGGATTCGTTTTTCGTCGAATGGACGGAAGATCATCCCATTCAGGACGGCACGATTTTGATTGGGTTGGGATCAAAGATTTTTGAAAGGACGGATTATTATTTCAATTGGAACGATGTGGTCGAGGGGTTCCATACGGGGTTTTATGCCCTGCAGATTGCCGAGCTTCTGGGCTTTGAAGAAATTTATCTTTTGGGATATGACTACTATATGAAAAACGGCAAGCTGCATTATTATGACGGAAAGTTCGGCACGTCCATTACGAGGGCGGAGAGAAAAATGTATTCGAGGGTCATGAACAGCGACAGGCTCTTGAAAGACTTTGACAGAATAAAATGGAAGGCAAGAATTTATAATTGCAATCCAGAGTCGCGATTAAAGAAATTTCAATTCAGGAGGTTGAAAGATGCCAGTTTATAGTCCAAAAGATGCTGAACAATTTTTTCTGGGAGACTTTGATTTGTACTTAGCGGATGAGACTCTTCCCGCAGCGTACACTATGGCCGAAAAGGCGTTGACGTTTTCGGCGGACTTTGCGGAATTCCTCGAAGGCATACCGCAGGTACTGGTCCGAAAGGACCTCGTAAGATTCGGAGTTGCGATGGGAGTCAGTTTCGCGGAGTGGACGGAAGATCTCATGGAACTTTGCCGGGGCGGCGAGAAAGTCGCGGGTTCCGGCTATGACAACCTTTATTTCGGCACCGATTACGAGGAGCCGCCCGTGGTTAAGCACCGTTATGTCGGGAAGAAAGTCAACTCCAAGATCGTTGAGTTTGTTCTTTTGAGGGCAAAGGCGGTTGACTTTGCCGAGATAGCGACCGGCGGGACCGAGTACAACATGATTCCCAACGTTTTTGAGGCGCTGAAGGACGACACGGTTACCAACGAAAAGAGAAATCTCGCGTTTTTCAGGTTTGAAAACTGATGGAGTTTGAGGTCGACGACTTAGACATTCTGAACGAGGAGCGGATTGTCAGGGAGATCGGGCCCAAGAAAAAGAAGATTTTTTTTGAGATGCTGAGTATCTCCCGGTACTACGAGGATTTCATACCGCAGTACATCAAGTTTCTTGAATTTTTCAAAGGCGAGGCCGTGAAGCTGAACCTGCCGACCGGCAAGCAGTGGAAGACCAAGAAACAAATGCAAGTCGTAAGGTCGTATCTTCGCAGGGTCTTCTCGTACAGGATAGTCAGGCGCGAATGGTTCAGGATTCT